TATTTAGCCCATACAGCTAATTACGGCCCCATAGAGCAGGGTGTAATAAGTATTTGTACCAGAGCACTACAATATCAAGAATTTAGACTTTCTGAAGCTGATTTAAAAGAATATGGAGATAAGTTTTTAGAGAGAGTTGAACAATTTAATAAACTAGAGCAACCAGTCTCTTAGATCTTCTTCGCCCAATGTTTTAGCTGCAATCTGGCCTTTACTTGTCAAAGACTTCATAATAGCTTCATCTAATGTATTTCTTGCAACAATATCAATATAAACAACAGTTCCTTTTTGGCCCATTCTATGAGCACGGTCTTCTGATTGTTTTCGCACTTCTAAGTTGTAGTTATTAGAGAAATAAATAACAGTATTGACAGCAGTAAGAGTAAGACCAAACCCTCCTGTAGTTGGGTTCCCCACCAAAAAACGTGTGTCAGGGTCTTCTTGAATTCTTCTAACAGCTTCTTTACGTGTTTGAACATCTACAGCACCGTATATACTAACCACAGATTTTTTACCATATTTTTTTTCTAAAAATTCTATGATCTCAGTAATGTTATAAATGTAATTAGCCCAAATAATTATTTTACCGTCTGTCTCCTCAAGTATTTCATCAAGAGCATTTAACTTTGATTTATGCAAAGTCATGATTGCACCATCATCATTTTTTGTAAAACCATTACAAACCTGGTGAAGTTTAATTATTTCAGTAAGTTTATTAGAGAATGAGATTGTACTATCTTCTACAATTGCTAAAGCCGAAGTTCTTAATTTCTCATAAATTTGTTTGCCTTCACCTTCTAATTCTATATATCTTTTTTGCCTAACCTTAGGTTTTAAATCAAGGCACTCATCTTTACGAATACGAGTAGCAAACTGTTTAAGTTTCATTTCTAATTCCTCTAATCTTTTATAGTATTTTGGAACACTTATGTATCTTCCAGAGCCGACTGGTATATCAGTCATTTCAGCATATCTGTTTCTAAAGGCTAAATAACTAGAAAAACCTAATAGTTCTGGACTTAAAAATTGACATTGTGTATATAAATCTAATGGAGATTTTGTTACTGGCGATCCTGTTAGTATACGCCTTATCAGAGCTAATTTTTGTAGTGCTAAAATATTTTTTGTTCTTTTTGCTGATCTGTTTTTTATTGTGGTTGATTCATCTACCGTTACAAAATTTAATTTATTTTCTTTAAGATAATCTATACAGGCATTGAATCCTCTTTTAGTTGATAATGCTTCAACATTTATTAGAAATATTTTAAGATCTTTAAACGATTCTAATGCGTGATAATCTTTTGGTTTATCAACATTCCATCTAAATATTTTATATTTTAAAACATCAGGCATATGAGTTTCTATTTCATTCTCCCAATTTAAATAAACAGATTTAGGTGCAATAATTAAAGCTGAATTAATTTTTCTTTGAAAGAATAGATAAGCCATATTATCTATAGTAACCTTAGTTTTTCCCGTTCCCATCTCCATGAAGTAAGCCCACTGCGTTTGTTCAGCAGACTGATTCAAGGCATTTCTTTGATGCTCATATGGGGTAGTCTTATACGGGTATTTCCACATCTTGAATTATATATATTTTTTTACTTGCAAAGGTCAAGAAAATAAAATAATGACATTGGCGGAGGAAATATGGAAAAAATAGATATTGAAAAGATGTCTAATATAGATCTTAGCCAAGATAGTGTTAAGTCTATTTCAGATAAATGCAACGAACTAAAAAGTCTCCGAAAACAAATCGAAGATGAAGAAGAAAAATTATCTACTCTAAAAAACAAAGCTCGTGATTTAGAGGAGAGAACAATTCCAGAGATGATGCAGGAAGCTGGTGTATCTTTGCTGAAGTTAAGTGATGGATCTACTGTAGAAGTAAAACCATTTTATGCAGCAAAAATTCCTGAGTCACGTATTGACGAAGCCTTTGGTTATTTGAGAAGTAACGGATTTGAAGATCTAATTAAAAATACTGTTACTGCATCATTTGGTAGAGGACAAGACAATCAAGTCTCTGAATTAATAAGCGTGTGTGAAAAGTTTGGATTCAACTACAATAAAAAAGAAAAAGTTGAACCTATGACTTTGAAGGCGTTTGTTAAAGAACAAGTTGAAGGCGGTAAGAAATTACCATTTGATTTGTTCGGTGTGTACATCGCAAATAAAACGAAAATAACTAACAAATAATAGGTAATAATATGAAACTAAAAGACGGACAATCGAACGAAGTAGCGATTAAAAAAGAAGCCGGTGCAGTTGCTGCAATAAATATTGAGCAATTCGCTGATGAAGGATTTGATAACGTAGATTCAAAAAGTCTTGCGTTACCATTTCTAAAAGTTCTTGGACAATTATCACCACAAGTTACACAAGGTGATAGCCAATTTATAGAATCGGCAAGACCAGGAATGATCTACAACACAGTAACAAACGAGTTATATAATGGCGCTGAAGGTATGAATGTCATACCTTGTTTTTATAAACTCGAATACATTGAATGGAAGGACAGAGATAAAGGTGCTGTTGCTCCAGTTAATGTCTACCCATCTGATTCTGATATCATGTCTAAAACAACTAGAGGTGAGGACGGTAAAGATAGGTTAGAAAATGGTAACTACGTAGAAGAAACTGCTTCACACTATGTAATGGTGGTGGAGGAAGATAAATCTTCTACGGCTTTAATCACAATGAAATCTACTCAAAGAAAAAAATCTAAGAAGTGGAATTCTATGATGATGTCTCTAAGAGCAAAAAGAAAAGATGGTAAAGGTTTCTTTAGACCTGCACCATTTACCCAAGAGTATAAACTTAAAACTGTTTTAGAAAAAAACAATTTAGGTTCATGGTACGGTTGGGAAATAGAGCACATCGGCCAAGTTGAGAGCGAAGAAACAATCAAAGCAGCCTTTGACTTTTATGAGTCATGTAAGAAAGGCGCAGTGAGAACAGTTCACTCCAACGAAGAGAAAACAGAAAAAACTCCATTCTAACAATGGAGATACTTGACAAGACATTGGGAGAGTTTGTAGAACTCTTCCAAGGCTCTACTACATATTTTGGCGCTTCCGTACCTTTAGGTCACAAACGTGATCGTGATGGTAAGCAAGAATTCAGACATTGGGTTGAACCTAAACCCATGACCAAGGATGATTGGTTACAACATTTAAAAGGAGAAAAATATTATGGAAGTGTTCCTATCAGAGATGATAATTCATGTAGTTGGGGGGTCATCGATGTTGATCGCTACAATATACAACATAAAGAAGTTATATCAGTTATACGGAAAAGGAAGTACCCACTCGTCGCATTCAGATCAAAATCCAACGGACTCCATTTAATTTTATTTATTGATGGTGTTGTTGCAGCATCATCAATGAGAAAAAAATTATTGGAGATAGCATCTGATTTAGGTGTCAATGATACAACAACTGATATCTACCCTGCGCAGGATGAGGTTGATCTAACTCCTGAAAGTTGGGATCAAAAAAGAAAAGGTAATTTCGTAAACTTACCATATCAAAAAGCACACATGACAACGAGAGTTTGCATGGATAATGATGGTAACTCTATTAAGCTAGAAGATTTATTTAAGTTTGTATCAGAATATAGACTTACCCCTGCACAATTTAAAAAATTAAAAGTATTTCAAGATGATGAAACAAAAGACTATCCACCTTGTGTAGTTAATTTTATGAAAAATAAAGTTAACAAAGGTGAAGGTCGTAATGATGCTATGTTTAACGTAGCTGTGTTAGCTAAAAAAATTAATCCAGATCCTGTTATGTATGAAGATTGGACACGTAACATGATGTCTAAGGTATGCTCTGAACCACTCCATCCGCAGGAATTAAATAATATTTTCAAAGGTGTGGAGAATAAAGAATATACTTATAAGTGCAAAACATCTATTGCAAGAATGCATTGTTCTTCTGCAACTTGTTTAAGACGTGCACACGGAATTGGTAAGAATGAAGCTTTACCTGAAGTTGGTAAACTTACAAAAGTAAATTCATATCCAGAACCTTATTGGATATTACCTATTCAAGGTAAATCAATTCGACTATCAACAAAACAATTATATCAACAACAATTACTTGGGGAAGCATTGCTTAACTACGATATTGTTTGGAGATCATTAAAACCAACTAAGAGAGATCCAGATCCTTATAGAGATTGGTTAGAAGAGTTGATGTCTAACAAACAAGATATGGAAGGTTTTGATGGTGTAGAGGAACTTACAGATGTGTTTAATTCTAGAATGTCTAGGTTCTTAGAAGATGTAGAAGATACTACTGAGTTTGATCAAATTGATTCTGGAAACATTTGGAAGGATGATATTGAAATGAGATTTAAATTAGAAACCTTTAAAAACTTTATGAAAAAAATGGGTTATAATTGGAATGAAAAAGAATGTACAAGATTTTTAGAAACAGGAGGTGCACAACCCAAGTCTAAGTTTAAAGGTATACAGTCTAGACATTGGGTAGTAGCGCTGCCAAAACAGAGTGAGCACAGAAATAAAGATGTCAAGTTCGTTAAAGCAAAAGCTGCGTGGGAAGACAATTAAAATATTTGGACCTCCAGGTACGGGTAAGACTGAAAACTTACTTAAAAGAGTTAAAAGATATTTGGAAAAAGGTTACTCACCAGATGAGATTTGTTATGTATCCTTCACCAACAAAGCTGTTAATGAATGTGTTGCAAGGGTAAGACAAAAGTTTAAAGGTTATGACGAAGATGCTTTCACATATTTTAGAACATTACATTCTTTGGCCCGACAACAGTTTGCTGAAATTCCCGTATTAGATCCAAAGGCAGACCTGCTGATGTTTCATACTCAGTACGGAACTGTGAAGGTCGGTTACAAAGATAATTATGATGATGCAAAAATTTATAACAATTGGTCACTTCAAATATATGACAGGGCAAGAAATATGAAAGTTGATCCTGTGTGGTTATATAAGCAACAAACTAGGAAGTCTGTTAGGCTGCAACAATTCAAATCTATAATTGCAGGGTATCAAGAATTTAAAACAATGGAGATGGAGAACGGCCAACGGACAGCGGACAGGTTAGACTTTACTGACATGGTAGAAAAATTTATTAATGATGGCCTGGTCATTCCTTTTAAAGTTTTAATGGTAGATGAAGCTCAGGATCTAACACCGTTGCAGTGGGATATGGTTGTTAAAATAGCAAGTGCAGTAGAAAGAGTTTATATTGCAGGTGACGATGATCAAGCGATCTACGAATGGAATGGTGCGGATGTGGACCTCTTTCAAAACTTTCCAGGTAAAACTTTAGTGTTAAAAAAATCAGTACGATTAAATAAAAACATACATTTCTTTTCTAATTGTTTACTAAATAGTATGGGAGATAACAGAGTTCCAAAAGAGTTTCATTCAAATGGTAAAGAAGGAGCGATTTATAGATGGGGTGGTTTGAAAAAAGTACCTTGGGATATGGAAGGCAGTTGGATGGTGTTGGCTAGAATTAATGATGTAAAGAAAGAGCTGCAGCAGGAGGCAAAGAACTTAGGTTTATATTACCAAGATCAAAAAAATAATAAGTCTTTTGATCCTAATCAATTCTCAGCGATTAATTATTGGGAGAAGATTTGTGAGGGTGGCAGTATTACTAGAGAAGAAGCTACAACAATGTATGAGTTTTTGTTAAACATTGACCACGGCTACCGGTCAACGGACAGTAAAAAATGGAGTTTTGCACACCCAAATCAAGTATTTACTTTTGATGAATTACATTTAAGGTGTGGTATGCGAGACGAAAAAGGTCCTTGGACTGAGGTGTTTAAAAGAAAATTTAAAGATAAAGATAAAAAGTATTTTCAAAAACTTATGAAAGAAGGTGTAGATTTATCACAACCTCCTAAAATAATTATAGATACAATTCATCAGGTAAAAGGTGGTGAAGCAGATAATGTTGTCCTGGCGAGCAAATGTAATTTTCCATCACATTTTGATAAAAAGAATTTAGCAGATAAAGTAAAAGAACTTAGGGTTTGGTATACTGGTGCCACTAGATCTAAAAGCACACTCCATCTGTTGGGTACCTATCACCAATATAATTTTCCATTAGGAAAATATTACAAACAATATGAGGCTAACTATGTCAGATAAAAATATGTTTGATGAAGCATTTCCTGATAGTACGCAGGTAGGCGGGAATCACTATAAACAATTTTTAATCCAACCTTGGACATTTATAAGAAAAAATGGTCTAAATCCATTTCAAGCAAACGTAATTAAATATGCTTGTAGATATTTAACAAAAGGTAAAACAATTGAAGATTTACAAAAAATAAAACATTATTGTGATTTAGAAATTGAACACTTAACAGTCGTGAGCTATGACAAAAAAACAAAAAAGTAAATTAATAAAATGTGAGGTGTGTACTACAATACCATCTGTGATTATTCATAAACAAGTTTATTATTGTGCTGATTGTTATATATTCGAATGTAAAATTCCTATGAGTGATGCAATACAAAATTTATATAATGATGGACAAACTCCAAAACTTAAAAATTAATGACTCATCAATTAAACTTTATATACAATGATAGTGATTGGGTAGCTCCAGCAGAGTATCCAGACTTATCTCAAGCAAGTGAAATTGCAATTGACCTGGAGACTAAAGATCCAAACATAAAAACAAAAGGACCTGGATGGGCAACCTTTGATGGTGCAATAGTTGGTTTTGCTGTGGCTGCACTTGGGCAACAGTGGTACTTCCCAATTCAACATGATGCTGGTGGTAACATGGACTTAGCCATCACCACGGCCTGGATGCAAGATATTTTAAAAACTGATGCTACTAAAATATTTCATAACGCAAGTTACGATGTTGGTTGGCTGCTTGTTAACGGTTTTGAGATTAGAGGTAAGATAGTTGATACTATGATTGCTGCTGCGCTCATCAATGAGAACAGATTTAGTTTTAGTTTAAATGCATGTGCTAAAGATTATTTAGGCGAAATTAAAAATGAGACGTTTTTGAATGAAAAAGCCAAAGAATGGGGAATTGATCCAAAAGCGGACATGTGGAGGCTGCCTGCGGGCTACGTAGGCTTCTATGCT